CATTTCCAAGTGAACAAAACGGTTAGCCAACGGAGCAGGCATACGGAATGTAACACCTTTGTCAGTTTCACGATTACCTGCCGCAACCAATACAACATTGTCTGGCAAGTGGTAAGTACCAACACGGCGATTCAAAATCAACTGATAGGCAGCCGCCTGTACAGCAGGAGCCGCAGAGTTCATTTCGTCCAAGAACAGAATAATGTTCTTGTGTTGTTTAGCCATTTCTGCGCTTGGCAATTCTGATGGAGGAGCCCATTTCATTGTCTCATTTACTGAGTCAAAATATGGAATACCTTTAATATCTGTAGGTTCCCACAAGCTCAAACGCACATCAATTACATGCGCATCTGTTTCAGCACCGAGCTGTTTAATAATATCGGATTTGCCAATTCCTGGAGGACCCCATAGGAAGATTGGACGTTTATTTTTAAATGCTTTGCGCAAAGACTTTTTAGCACCGCTAGGGCCAACTGTGCGACTGGAAATTTCTGCCATTTTGCTTCCTATCTTTTTAAGTTAAAAAAATTGTTGTTACGAATAACGCTGTGTAAGTACTTATTATAGTACCACTTAGAAGATATGTCAAGCAAGATTTGAGCTAGCTAGTTCTTTTTCACGCTCATTCATGGCTTTAATTAAGCCAAATTTTCTAATGTCGTCACTAAACAACATTAGCTCAAAACTCTTACGTTCGGAAAATACAGTGATTGACATTGGAGTTAGATAGTACGGGCAATCTATGTATCTTTCCAAAAACACGATAGTTTGGGGACTCAGCTCAATTGGTTCGGTAAATGGAATTTCGTATTCTTTAAGTTCCAAATCTTGTACCAAAAATATATATCCTTCTTCGCTTAGTCGAAGTGCAGTCTGTTTACTTGCTCTATTAGATTGCCACCATTTTCTGGAGTAGATTTTAAAATTGGCTTCGTCAGTACTTTTGCCCCACTGCTGTAAAAAAATTTTAGTCAGGGCATCTCGAGATATCATTTTACAATAGTACCTTGTGTAAGCATAACAACTTGAAAATCTTCACAACCAAATGTTAGATTTAATTTTTTGGCAAGATTACGAGCGTGACCAGGATTTGAGAATGAAACTTTTTTATACTTTGGTCCTGGATAACTCGTGAGGCTATTAAACGACTTTAAATTAAAAGGTTCATTTTTATAGAATACAGCCCAAATAGCTTCTGCTTCTAATATTTGTTCAGATTTGTAGGTCTTCTTGTTAGTACTTTCTAACAATACCTTTGGCTTTGGTCTTGACATAATATACGTATCCTAATAATATACGTATATATTTATACTTAATTGTCTTTAAATCCGCCACCATCCATACTAATACTAACTACTTCAGTATCGGTACTGCTTTTAAGAGCATTATACATAGATTCATAGTCTTGTAACAATTTATCTTGTATTTCCGCAAGAGCCAAGCTAAGTAATCTTGCCTGTTGAATAGGCATTTTAACTTCTTTTTGTTGACTTAACTCTGCGGCTCTTAACGTTTGTACAAACTGAGTAATTGGAGTAAGATTAATCTGATTTTGCATTGGCTAATACCATTTTCATTTCTAATTCATTCTTGAACGGACCTTTGTATTCGTTACGTTCTAGTGTAATTAGTTTAGGGCAAAAACTCTTAACCCACCCTTTATTAAATTTAATAGTATAGTAACCTGCACAGTATAAGCTCTTGCTGGCATTACTTTTAGTGAATAAAGGTAGTTTGTTACGGACATCATACATTGCATTGTATGGTTTACCGCTTGTTGGGAATCCGTGGCATTCGTGAACTTCCGGTGCAGTAACTTTAACTTTGGTGCTAGTTAGAAAAAATCCTTCTCCAAAGTGTTTTGTAAGATCTTGTTTTTTATTAAACATAACCTCACCGGTAGTACTACTTAGTACGAATTTATTATTTTCTTTTTTGTGTAATGTTGCAATTTTAGAACCGTCTTGTTCTACAATCCAAAATTTACCATCCACAATAGGCTTGGCGTATATTACTGACATATTTTTCTCCTTACACCCCTTAGTTTTATTTGGGCATGTTGTTGCGTACATACATACTGTATCATACATATATTTCTCCTTTTCTTACTCTGCCCCGAAGGCGCTGGAGTAATGTACGTATTTATCTCTCATTCTTCTGTGAAATCTATAACATTGCCGTCAGCATCTGCACAGATAATACGAACAGTATCGCCAGATTCATTTTTAATTTCGATCGGCCCCCAGATCCACCATTCGGTATCACCCTGATACCAGGGATCATCTTCGCGTTCTTCTAGCTCGTATGGACTGTTTTCTTCAAGGAAATCTTCAATTTCTGCTTGAGCTTCTTCATCAAGTCCTGTAACATCTACATCATACCAACAACCTCCGTCGAACATTTCAACAAGTTCAACGCTTTCGATATTGTTGATTTCACAATCTAACATATTGATGCTGTCTTTACGACCATCACCTCCAGGTACTTCTGTGAACTCAAACTCAGGTGGATTGTCATCTGTAGTTTCTACAGTCCATTCACCATAGCGAAAACCATTAACGACAGTAACTTTACCATCACCATTGCTTTGATTGTAGGTTTCAATTTCTTGACAAGATTTTTTATAATATGTACTGACAGTCCACTGAGCCATGTTGTTCTCCTTAATCTGCTAGGGGTAGTGTTAGGGTTTCTTGAATTAACTCAATTAATTCTTCTTCAGTTCCAACGATAACTTTAGCAGTCTTCCAATCGTTTTCTTCATCACGTCCACCTACTTCAATCATAAAACCGTTGTCATAACGATTAACTGTGAAACTTTCGTTTACTTTTGATAGTTTTTCTGTAATTGCACTCATTTAATTTCTCCTTGATATTTTGCCTGAAAAGGCTCTGCATATTGCTGTACATTATCAGCAATCTTTTTCATATCCCAAGCATTGCAGAACTTGAGCATACGAATACCTACTTGGCTAACGTCTTTAGGTACTGCATTAGCTTTGATTGTTTCTCGAATTTTAACTTTAATATCTTCTGGCTGTGCTGTTAAGTCACACAGTTGTACGTTACGTTGATAATCTTCTAAGACTCTGTGTTCTTGTCCATTGTGGTCAACCCACCTCTGAAGCATGAGATTGTTCCACGCATATCCTTTGCTTTTACGATCTTCGAACGCTTCAGTAAGACCAACTTTGTTTTTTGTACCTTTAGTACGCACACCTGGATACGCCGAGAAGACATTATCACTGGTATCACCACGCATACATTTTTCGAACAGCATCCATTCTGGATCTTGTGCTGGCTTTGGCTCGCCTGTTTTCTTGTCTTTAACGGGTTTACCTTTGGCATCAAAGATTCCTTCGTGTGTAATATGTAAATCGCCTACACCGTTATATTGGCTTACATTTTTACTAATTAATTGTGCAAAATCGCCATCTGTCGAAATGATAACGTGTTTAGCATCTGGATGCGCTTGTACCCAACCCGCAATTAAATCATCAGCTTCTAAATTTTCATGACGCATTACTGTGACATTAGTTTTCTCTGTAATGAAATTTTTAAATTCGTCAAACGCTTCCCAGAATAGTTTATCTTCTTCTTGTTGACGTTCGGTTAATGCATCACGTGCTTCTTGCCTATTGGCTTTGTAGGGCTTGTAATAGTCCTTGCGCCAGCTACGACCTTCGAGACAGAACACTACATGAGTGCCACCGAAGTCTTGCCATGCTTTTTTGATACTGTTAAAAGTAATATGAAAAGCCATACCAAGTTTAATATCGGCACTGCCTTGAACTACGTGTCTAGCACGAAAAAATGTGTTAGCAGTATCTACAATAATATATGTCATTCTACTGAGGCTTTACCGCCCCCTAATTTGCTTACGTTGATATAACCACCGATAGTTTTACTTGGTTCTGCTTGACCTGCTTCAGCTAACATGTTTCCTGCTAGGTCTCTAAACCAACGATCGACGATCTCTTCATCTGGATCACCATCAAATCCATATCCAGCTTGTTTCAATTGTACTATAAACAAGTCATTCCAGTCAAGTTCAAAAAAGCCATTCCTAACATTATCTTTGTTTACATGTGTATCTAAAACGGCAACATAGGGCTCGTTACGTACAGTAGCACGTTCCTTCGGAGTCATCTTTGCTTGCTCTTCAGCTTTTTGAGCTTCGGTCATAGATGCGACTGCTTTAGTTTCCATTTCTTTAAGAACTGCTAAGTTTTCTTCTAACTTGTCAATTCCTAACATTCGTTTAAATAAATTTTTAATCATTTTTCTTTTCCATACATGTACAGTTTCGACCTTGGTTACAGTTGCCGGTACAAGCACTAGGCTCACCAAATTTAAATATTCTTCCTATTAGAATCCCCAACGGAAAACTAAGTATTACCCAACCACATATAACGCAGATCCAAAACCACATTTTAGGTACCCCACTCATTTTTAAATAGTGGCACTTGTAAACGATCACTGTAACGTAAACCGTGTTTCATTGCCATCAATGCCACTGACTTAGCATTTAAATTATAAACACTTTCAACACCGCCTACTGGCATAAAGTAAACGTGTCCTTTAAATCCAGCCGCACGATATTCGCTTGCGGCCTTTAATGCGTAATCTCTATCCTCTTCGGTAGCGATTACAAATTTTAAGTATGCTGTACCAACTTGTTCATATTCGCAAACTACTTCTGGAAGAATTGCTTCTTCCCACTTTTCTCCACTACATGGTAACTTGGCACTTACACTAAATGTAATTTCTCTGTTCTTCCAACGTGCCCATTCAGTTAGATAATTTTTAAATTCTGGAGTTAATTTTTGAGTACCGTTTGTTTCGAAAGTAATTTCCTTTAAACCAGACATCTTAGGATGTTCTAACAAATCAGGATAAGCACGTTGCCAACCTAGTAAAGGTTCGCCACCTGTAATAACCAAGTGTTCGTCTAGCCATTCGTTGAAGGGCAGTATCTCAGAGATTCTGTCTGCGATTGCGTCTGATGTAAGCATTGGACTAAGTTCTTTAAAACTAGGATGCCAACTAGCATAACTATCACACCCCGTAGAAACCAAAGGTAATTCTTCATATTTGTTATATAAGTGTACAACTTGAGCAAGTTCTTCTGCTTCTGTGCTTAGTTCGCCACGAGGCATACCAAAGCCAGCGCATTTAAAATTACAACCGAATGTGCGTAAGAAAACAGACGGTACACCCATGTAACGTCCTTCACCTTGTATACTATAAAATAATTCCGCGATTTTAATCTTACTCATCTTCATCTTTCTCTAAAAATTGACTTACTTGATCTTCTGCATCTTGAATACTTTCAGCCCATACTTCAAATGTAGCTATACCTTTACTGGCTCGAAGGTCAAATGGAATAGTGCCATTTGGCATCCAATTATCACCTACTTCACGTTTAATTGTGAATTTTTCCATCGTAGTATTTTTCATACGATAGATAAGTTCGTCAGTTAATTGTTTTGCATTAGTCATCTACTTTCCTCCAAGGCTCGTCATTTCCAGCCCAGTCTTGTATATCGCTACTCCAACACATTAATCGATTATAGATCGGGTATACAAATCCTAAATCAAACCAATGCATTGGAAAACTAATCCAATGACCTAAATAGTATAACACTTCACTCAGTATTCTTGCAAATACTTTTTTAATCATTTAGAAGCGTACTCCTGTTGCATTTTGATATTGTCAAAGAATTCTTTCTTTGTACCTGGATCATCTTTAAATGCACCTTTTAATACAGTAGTCTGTGTTAAACTACTTTTAGCCATAATACCTCTGTTTTCGCAACATCCATGTACTGCTTGTACATAGACTGCTATATTTTCTGAATCAGTTGCCTTGCTTATTTCCCTAGCAATATCGTTACACAACTCTTCCTGGAGAGTGCCGCGACGAGCACACCACTGAGCAATACGAGTGTACTTAGACAAACCAATAAGTTTTTGTGCGGCAATGATGCCAATGTAAGC